GGGAATCTTGGTATCAACTATGATGGTTATTTCACAAGTTTGACTGAGCAAATGGATGCATTATTGACTGAGAAAAAAACTCCTAGCAAGTCTAAGAAACCCAATCCTTATGCAATTGGCATGGCTGCTGCAAAGAAAGCTGCAGGTTATGGTAAAAAACCAGCACATGATTTGCCAAAGTCTGTGGTCGTCAAGGGCCACGAAATTGCTAAGAAAATCAAAGACAAGCAGAAATAACTTGCATTTGTTACAGATTTGGGGCATAATTATACCTCAACAATAAGAGGATAATACCCATGAGTAAAGCATACGGTGCACCAGAGCAAGCTAAAATCAAACAGATCGTATCAGAAGGAGTCACGGTTTTATCTGAGATCGCGGCATTGACTGAAGGATTGAATGAGACTATTGCTGCGGTTGCAGAAGAATTGGAAGTAAAGCCAACCGTGATCAAAAAAGCTATTCGCATTGCAATGAAAGACCAGTGGGATCAAGTATACCGGGAATTTGATGATCTTGAATCAATTGTCGATATCAGTGGTCATGCCAACCGGAAATGATTACCATTTTAATAGACATTTATCGTTGGGCCAAGGCGGATTATCGCACTTGGCCATTGAGGTTTTGTTTTGAAATATTGGCATGGGCATTAAGTATTGGTTGTAGCATTACCATGGCCGCCACTGTACCAAATCCACCATTGTTGGTAATTTACCCCATTTGGATCACGGGTTGCTCAATATATTGTTGGGCTGCATGGACTAGGGGAAGTTTTGGTATGGTTGCAAATTATATGTTGTTGGCCAGTATTGATACTTTTGGATTCATTCATCTCTTAACAAAGAACTAACCATGAGTTATGTAGACGCAATGTGGTTCAGGGACCAAGACATTGTCAAGGTTGTTGAACGAGATTCTAATCAGAATAGAGTCTATAAAGAATATCCGGCTAATTATACTTTTTATTATCCAGATAAAAAGGGCAAGTATCATTCTATTTTTGGTGAGAAATTAACCAAGGTCACGTCCAAGACTTGGAAAGATTTTATGCGTGACCAAAAAATAAATGATAACAAAACACTCTATGAAAGTGATTTAAATCAGACATTTAAATGTTTGGCAGAAAATTATTTGGGCAAAGAAGCCCCAAAATTAAATGTAGCCTTTTATGATATTGAGTCTGATTTTGATCCAGAAAGAGGATATGCCAGTCCTGAAGATCCATTCATGCCCATCACTGCGATTTCAGTACATCTTCAATGGTTAGATACATTGATATGTGTGGCTGTTCCTCCAAAAACATTATCGATGGAACAAGCCAGAGAAATGATCAGCGACATCCCAAATACGTTCTTGTATGATACGGAATATGAAATGCTAGATGCATTTCTGGATTTGATTGAAGACGCCGATGTTATATCCGGGTGGAATTCCGAGGGATATGATATACCATATACGGTAAATCGCGTAACCAAAGTCATGAGCAAGGACGATACTCGTAGATTTTGTTTATGGGGTCAATATCCAAAAGAGCGAGAATTTGAGAGATATGGTAAAAAAGCAAAGACATACGATCTTGTTGGGAGAGTGCATTTAGATAGTTTAGAACTATATAGAAAATATACCCCAGAAGAACGACATAGTTTCAGGCTAGATTATATTGGTGAACAGGAAATTGGAGAAACAAAAACTGTTTACGAAGGAACGTTGGATCAGTTATATAATAATGATTTTAGAAAGTTCATTGAATATAACCGTCAAGACTGTGCACTATTAGATAAATTAGACAAGAAATTAAAATTCATGGAATTGGCCAACGCAATTGCCCATGAAAATACTGTACTATTACAAACAACAATGGGCGCAGTTGCATCTATTGAGCAGGCAATCATCAATGAGGCACACCAACATAACTTAATTGTCCCTAGCAGAAATAAAAATCTTGACAAAACCGAAACTCAGGCAGCCGGTGCATATGTGGCTCATCCAAAAAAAGGATTACATGATTGGATTGGTATTATGGATATCAACAGTCTGTACCCAAGTGTGATCCGGGCCATTAATATGAGCCCAGAAACTATCGTTGGACAACTCAGACCAGATTATACCAAGAGAGAAATAGAAGATAAAATGTCAAAGAAAATGACATTTGCCGCTGCGTGGGAAGGGAAATTTGGTTCTAATGAATATGAATTCGTAATGTCAAAAGATATAGCGCATGAAATAATCATAGACTGGGAAAACGGAGAAAGTGATGTATTAAGTGGTGCTCAGATTTATGATCTTATTTTTGAAAGTAATCGCCCTTGGATGTTAAGCGCCAATGGTACTATCTTTACATATGAACGGGAAGGAATCATTCCTGGGTTATTAAAACGTTGGTACTCCGAACGAAAACAAATGCAGAGGAATAAAAAAGAAGCGCAAGATGCTGGAGACAAAGTACTAGAAGAATACTGGGATAAAAAACAACAAGTAAAAAAATTAGGACTCAACTCGACATTCGGGGCAATGCTTAATGCGGGTTGCAGATTCTTTGATATTAGGATGGGACAGAGCACGACATTATCTGGTCGTCAAGTTGTTAAACATATGAATTCAAAGGTCAATGAAGTCATTACCGGAGAATATGATCATGTTGGCAAAGCATGTATCTATTCTGATACAGACTCGTCCATCTTTAGTGCATATAGTACATTAAAGAACGAAATTAATAAAGGAAACATTCAATGGGACAAGGATGTAGTCATTCAGTTATACGATTCTATATCTGAAGAAGTCAATTCTACTTTTCCGGACTTTATGCACAAAGCATTTCATTGTCCAAAAACTCGCGGAGAGGTTATCAAAGCGGGTCGAGAGATTGTCGGGACCAAGGGATTATTCATTACCAAGAAACGATATGCTATTCAATATTATGATAAAGAAGGAACTCGTTTAGATGTCAATGGTAAACCCGGAAAAATCAAGGCCATGGGTTTGGACTTAAAACGCAGTGATACACCTGAATTCATGCAAGACTTTTTGGAAAAAGTATTGATTCGTGTGTTGAATGGCGCTGAAGAACCAGAAATCTTGGATATGATTTCAAAGTTTCGCACAGAGTTTAAAGCTAGGCCGGGCTGGGAAAAAGGCACACCTAAGCGTGTTAACAAGTTAACTCAGTACGGAGCCAAAGAAGACGCTGCAGGAAAGGCCAATATGCCGGGACATGTTCGTGCAGCTATTAACTGGAATACTTTAAAACGCATGAATGGTGACAAATATAGTATGAACATCGTGGACGGCATGAAGGCTATTGTATGCAAACTGCGTGACAATCCTATTGGGTTTAAATCAGTGGCTTATCCCACAGATGAAATGAGACTGCCAAAATGGTTCCAAGATCTACCATTTGATGATGATGCCATGGAATCTACTATTATCAATAATAAATTAGATAATCTTATTGGCGTACTTGGATTCGATTTAGAATCTACAGTTGAAAATAATACGTTTAATTTGTTTTTCAAATTCAAATAGTTTGACAAAATTGTTGCAATAATATATAATATATTTTTATAATTCAATAAGAGCAATTTATCATGAAAAGTATTCTCATGGATATTGTAGCACATACTCACAAGTTGGGATTTTTAAATACAGTAAGAATTGTTGGCACTGAAGAAAGTACCATGATTGAATCTGTGGCTGATGACCGATCAGTGATTCTTTTTGGTCAGACTATTGAACCTCAGGAAAACATGACCGGGGTATTTGGTATGCCCCAGTTAGAAAAACTCAGATATTTGCTGGATTGCAAAGAATACCAAGATGATGCCACAATTGAATTAGTCATGGCTCAGCGCAACGATGAAACCATTCCCGTTGGCATTCATTTCGAAAATAAAGATGGTGATTTTACCAATGATTATCGCTTTATGAATGAAGAATATCTGTCCAAGAAAATGAAAGCGGTAGAATTCATTGAACCAAATTGGGATTTAGAATTAAGTCCATCGTTAAATTCTATTAATCGTTTCCAATATCAAGTTGGTGCCAATTCTGATAATACTACGTTTTTGGCCAAAACCGAAGATGATCAATTAAAGTTTACATTTGGGGATAATACCACTCACGGTGGAGAATTTGTGTTCTCTTCTGAAATCACTGGTAAACTGCGTCAATCATGTGCATGGCCAGTGGCACCTGTGCTAAGCTTATTAAAGTTAGCCAATTCAAATAAAACCAGCATGAGCTTTAGTAACAAAGGTGTAATGCAGATTACCTTAGACAGCGGTATTGCAGTTTATCGGTATATTATTCCGGCCAAGGTGTAATCGTGATTAATAATATAATATTTTCAAATCCTGAACTATTTACAAGTCCAGTAAGTAATTACTATCCAGCTATATACCAAGATCATAATAATCCATCTTTGGGAACTATTCGAGTCAAGGATGGAGGAATTGAAGCTTGCACTGGATCGGGTATTTGGACAAGAATAAGCTGCACGGCTCACATCAATGTCAATCCAGCTGCAGTAGACGGAATAAAATGGGCGATTGATAAAATGAATGAAGAAAGACAACTTAAAGAATTATCTGAGAAATTTCCCACGGTCAAACAGGCCATGGACCAAGTTACTCAAGCCCAAGAACAACTCAAAGTTATTGCAGCTTTGTGCCAAGAATAATCACGAAAGTGATCATATGTAGCAAGTAGTATTTTTCAAACCATAATAACTATAAGGAAATTGTAACATGGCAACAATCCCAAATTATATTAAAAAATCATTGCGTTTCAAGCCAGAAGTGCATAAAATCTATGATGATTTAGAAAAGTGGTTAGATCATTGTAGGTTTAATCTTCTGCCCTATAATCCAGCTGATCTTTATAAATCCAAAGAGTACAAAGAATATCAGCGTACCCAGGAATACTTGGAACGCAAAGCTCGACGTGAACAACGGGCCTTGCAAGAAGAACAAAATAGCAAAAAGGCATGACATAAGTAGACCACTTTTTATAGTGGTCTACTCTTTTTAGAGTGTTAAAAAATGACAACAGAAATATATATTGTAGAGATGTTACGGCTTAGTGAAGCTGATTCTCATTATTATTTTTTGGGAGCATATTCTAATCAAGAATCGGCTGAACTAGCAGGAGAAGTTGAAAAAGCTTGGCTTGCACTGAGTTATCAGTATCGTGTTAGAAAAGTTGAATTAGATGTGATTGATCCTGAGAAATTGGATTTCTATAATCAATCCAAAAATATAACATGACAGTCAAACAAAATGTAACTGCGGTAATATATGATCGCCGTGGTAGAGTATTGAGTATTGGCAAGAATTCATATACCCGCACTCATCCCATGCAAGCTAAGCATGCTGAGAAAGTTGGGTTGCCGGATAAACAATTTTTGCATGCTGAAATCCATGCAGTGTTACGTTTGCGTGATTTGACCAAGGCGCATCGCATATCGGTATTCCGGTATGATTCAAAAGGCAATCCCAAGCTTGCCAAGCCATGTCCAGTATGTGAAAGTTTGATTGCTAGTATTCCTAGCATCAAAGTTATCGAATGGACCACTTCTGAACAAAGCGATTGACTTAACAATCACTAATTTGTTATAATTATCATCTATTAACAAATCATAGGTGTGTGCAACATGCGTAAACTTGCTACCATTCGCAAAATCGATGCCATTCTTCCAATACCAGACGCAGATGCTATCGAAGTGGCAGTGGTTGGTGGCTGGAAGGTTGTTGTTAAAAAAAATGAATATATTGCAGGTGATTTAGCAACCTATATTGAAATTGATTCTTTTGTTCCGCATAATATTGCGCCATTTCTATCCAAAGGAAAAGAACCCAGAGTATACGATGGAATTGAAGGAGAACGTTTGCGCACCGTGCGACTCCGTGGTCAATGCAGTCAGGGCTTGTTATTGCCGATGAGTGATTGGAGCGATGGAGATATTGAATTTAAAGAAGGTGATGACATAACTGAAAAACTTGGAATTATAAAATGGGAAGCCCCTGTCCCCGCGCATTTAACTGGCCAAATCAAGGGCAATTTCCCTACCAGAATACCCAAAACTGATCAAGAGCGTATTCAAAATCTCAAAGAAGAATTGTCTTACTGGAAGCACAATAATTATACGTTTGAAGTCACTGAAAAATTGGATGGTTCATCCATGACAGTTTACTTTATGGATAATGAATTCGGGGTATGTTCACGTAATTTAGATTTGAAACGTGATGAAGAAAACTCATTCTGGAAAACTGCTATCCATTTAGATCTTGAAAGTATCATGCGTGATATGGGACTACAATACGCCATACAGGGTGAATTAGTTGGCGAGAGTATTCAACGAAACCCATATAAAATCAATGGACAAAAGTTTTATATTTTTGATGTCTATGATATTAGCAATGGTACCTATTTGACCCCCACTCAGCGATTAAAGTATATTCGTGAGTTATCAGAAAGAAATCCAGAGATTGAAGGTGTTCCACTGGTGTTTATCGATCATTATCTCAAGGGCACCATGGATGAACTATTGAGTTATGCTGATTGCAAATCTAAGTTGAACCCGTCCACAGACCAAGAGGGATTTGTATACAAGTGTAACCAAGATCCTAACATCAGTTTTAAAGTAATTTCTAATAATTTCTTATTAAAGGCAGAAAAAAGTGAATCACATAGACCAGATAGTAGCAAAAATAGTTGACGGGGAAATTGACGTCGAATCATTGAGCGATCATCAAAAGACCTTGGTAATTTTTAGACTTTATGAAATAGCTGAATCATTTTTAGACACCGATCTTGATAAGCTAGGATCAGAGATGTTGGATTCGTTGGAAGATGTCATTGAACTCGCAATAGATGCTGAGAGCTGGGACGAACACCCAGATCTGGAAGAATCTATTCAATCAGCTGAAGATTCGGGAAGTTGCTATTTACCACCAGACGATTATGTGTTACAATAGTGTTACTTACAACGGGGGATTAAAAAATGCATAATAAATGGAGTTACATTATGATCACAGTTATAACTATTGCAGCATTAATTGCCCTGATTTATCAACAACATGAAATTAACGAATGCTATCTTGCCGCCATTCAATCAGGCATGGACGACGTTAACGGCATTATCAAACTTTGCAATCATTAATATTTGGAGAAACAATGGAAAATTTTGATTTGTTAGATGAAGACGGTTATCCCACAGATGAATGCTTGGCTAAAATTTGTGAATGGAAAAGTGATTTTATTGAACTAATGCAGTTTATTAAACCACTATGGCACTTTAATAACTTTGGGTATTGGACAGAATACCCCAGAACTGGGCGCACTGTGTATCATTTGAGCACGGCCGGATGGAGTGGCAATGAAAGTATCATTCGCCAACTAGAAAGGAATCGCACATTTTGGAGTACTTCTTTTTATAGTCACCACCGTGGTGGTCATTATGTTTTCGAAGTCAAACACGACTTTTAAAGTAAGACAGCCATGTTATTAACCTTACTAGAAAAACTTGGTCGAAAGCGTATAATCATGGATCGGCAAAATAACGAGCCGTATCTTGAAAGATATTATTTGTTTTTAAAAGATCGTAAAAGTTTTCCATTTAATATTTTTATACATAAGTTTCTTAAAGGTGATCCAGATGATGTCCATGATCACCCATGGCCGTATGCGACACTGATCCTTGCGGGTGGTTATTGGGAATTTATCCCCCATTTTAACCCAGACGGCACTTTATCGTGCGAAATTGGAAAATGGCGTGGCCCGGGGCACTTTAGAATATGTTCTGCAAATTCTTATCATAGGATAGAACTCAAACCAGGAGTAACTCCATGGACCCTGTTTATGCCAGGACCGCAACGCAGAGAGTGGGGTTTTTTGGTCAACAATACATGGGTTCATAATGAGAAATATATTGAAGGAAAACAGCTGTGAAAAAATTAGTTATTAATCAACGAGATTATAATGGGATGATATCTAAGATTTGCAGGGATATTGTTCTTAGCAAATGGAGACCAGATTATATCGTTGGAATGGCTCCCAGTGGCGCATTGCCGGCATTGATGATCAGTGAATACTTTGGCGTCCCAGTAGAATTTTTGGCAGAGAATGTCAGTAATTGTGGCATGTCACAAGATGCATTTGGTTACGATACTCAACAGAAAAACATATTAATCATAGACGGCATTAATAATAGTTCTGAATTGTTTTCTTGGGTCAAACAGGATTGGACCGGGTTATGTTTCCCACATCATGACGTGGTATGGAACAACGTATGGAACAATAACGTAAAATTTGCTGCAGTGATTCATGATGAATCCAGTAATTTTAAAGAGTTAGATTATTATGGATCAGAAATCAATAGCATCGAAGAGCCAACTGTGGTAGAATTTCCATTTAACATATGGTGGGTTAAATGATGAACAAGATATTTGAAGGTCCTGACCACATTAGTGAAGTCAAACAGTTACCTTGGAAAGATATTGTTTCTGCAGACTTTCATGTATCTGTGTTTGCTAATCCGGATTCAAATTTCCCAGATCATTTGATTTTTGCACCAAGATATAATACAGTGGAAGTATTCAGAGATGCTTCTGCTGACGCTGCTACACGTGGTTCCAAAATGATCAAAGACGGGGATTGTAAGGATTTTCATCTTGAAGTTATGGTGGAAAATGTCATATGGCCCCACATCATTTTGGTACCAGAATACAACAAGGATTAATCATGTTTGAAACATTAAAAAATTGGTTTGGCAAGACTAAATCACAAGAGATCACCGCCATACCCAAGACTGAAAAAGAAATTGCCACAGAAAACAAAGAGCCATGGGTATCAGTGTTGACCACACACATTAATCAAGAAAATATTCGTAATGGGTTTTTTGAACTTGATTGGAACGAATATTTTATCATGCAGTTGGTGGCCAATGGATATACCGGGTCTACCGATGAAGAAGTTGTCAACGCTTGGTTCATTCAATTATGTAAAAATATTGGAGAAGAAGAAAGCGTCAACATGGATCGTCGCGGTAGCGGATATGTCAACGTCAATAGTCTGGGCGATGGCCGGTCAGAAGTAAGCTAATATGGCACATACTTTTATTATTGTAGATTTATCCAATTTATTCTGGCGTTCCCGTTGGGTTACTCAGGGTGATTTGAATGATAAAGTTGGACTGAGTCTACACACAGTGTTAAGTGGTATCCGTAAATCATGGAGAGAGTTCGGTGGTACCCATGTTGTTTTTGCGCTTGAGGGGCGTAGTTGGCGCAAAGATATATACCCTCCATATAAACGAAAAAGAAAAGAAGCAAAAGCAGCATTAAGTGTACGAGAACAGCAAGAAGAGGCCGTTTTTTATGAGACTTTTGATGATTTTTCAAAGTTTATTTCAGAAAAAACCAACTGCACAGTATTACAGCATCCTCAATTAGAGGCAGATGACTTGATTGCGGGTTGGGTTCAATATCATCCACATGATCAACATATCATTATCTCAACGGATGGTGATTTTGCTCAGTTAATTTCTAAAAACGTCAAGCAATATAATGGTGTAACTCAGATCATGACCACTCATCTTGGATATTTTGACCAAGAAGGTAAACCAGTTATTGATAAAAAGACCAATTTAGAAAAGCCTGCCCCAGATCCAGAATGGTTATTGTTTGAAAAATGCATGCGTGGTGATGTTTCTGATAACATTTTTAGTGCATATCCAGGCGTTCGAGAAAAGGGTACTAAAAATAAAGTTGGACTCAGGGAAGCATTTGCTGATCGAATTAGCCGAGGGTATAATTGGAATAATGTCATGCTACAGAAGTGGGTAGACCATGAAAATGTAGAACATTTGGTATACGATGACTACAAACGTAACCAAATATTATGTGATTTGACTGCGCAGCCAGACAATATCAAACAAGCAATGCGAGATACTATTATTGCAGAGATCGACAAAAATAAAAGTGTTTCTCAGGTTGGAGTAAGGCTTCTGAAGTTTTGTTCTACCTATGATCTGGTCAAAATCAGTGAGCAGGTGCAAAATTATGCGGAACCATTGAATGCAAAATATAATACAGGGGGATAATCTATGACTGATACTAATACAACCAAGGTTTTGATACCCAATAAAGAATGGCTGATCAAATCCAACGATGCCAAAATCGGCAGTATATCCAAAACCAAACGAGGATATGCAGTCTATCGTGGTGGGAAAATTGTCAATTTTCACAGTTTGTCGGAAATCAAGACCAAATTGAATATCACGGTATTTGATTCAACGCAGTATAAAAAATATCATAATGCGGTTACTATTGATTCAATCTATGGGTATCCATGCAGTTCTCGCCCTTATGAACCCATGTACAGCATAAAAGACCGAATTCCAGTATATATAAAAAGCCCAAAAAGTAAAAGCTGCTATTGTGCTGGTTATTATATTATTAATTTTAAAAATAATTGGATCAAGAGTTTTTGCCCAAAATTGATTACATTACGCAGATATTCCTATCAAGGACCATTTAAAACTCAAGATGAGGCAAATTCTGCATTTAACGCAGTCACGGAGACCACGGAATGAAACCATTAAACACCTTACCAATAGAAGAATTCCTAGATAAAGCACGAGTTGCCATCAAATCAAACAAAAAGGAGCTGGTATTGACCATCAAAGAGGCCACTGACCTTCAAAATAGTCTGAGTGTGGTCATGACCAGAATAACCGGAGAATTGGACCAGATTTTGGCCAATGCATCGCAATCTGGATCAGTTGAAGTGGAAGTCGATGGTGGTAAATTTTAGTTAAAGTGATAAATATCTGTATACTTTTTGGAGATATACAGAATGTCACGCCCTAAACCCACAGTATTGTTGGAAATAACAAACAAAAAAAATTATCATGTTGAACAAGTATTGGAATCCGACGCTATCTGGGCTGTTTTTTATAAAGGCAAACCCATTAATCTAAAAACCAATGGATTAATGGCCAACAGAATGGCCACCAAGTATCGCAAATGCTCATTTAGTAACAGCGGGCATGCGTTTAACTTGGCCGAAAAGTTGAATAAAACCTATAATACTTCTGATTTTTCTGTATATAAACTGACCACAGGGACCAAAGTAGAGGATGCTTCCCAAGATTAGAATCACCATAAAAACTCTTGAAATATTAAACCCAGAATATACCCATAAAGAGTTTGAGCAGGCCATGGCCGAATGGTGGTTCAGCCGCCGTATAAAAACCAACGGCGGACTTAGGTTGACAGAAGCCGGTTATCAGGCACTGGTTCAAGCTGGTATCAAAGAATATCAAATAAAATTCGAAGACCGCATGAAAATAACTCCAAGTCAGATGACTATCTGGATGGATCAGCTCATTGATTGTCCCTTTTACTTTTCAGAAAAAGAATTGCGAGTGTTTGGTGAGCACATGGCAATCCAATTGGTATTATTTTCTGGAAATATCTTGAAATATGGTCGCGCCAAGAAAAGAAAAGAAAAAAACGCTTGACGTATATAAAATTTATGCGGTAGAATATATTCATGTTGGTATTCAAACCAATCACCATTTTTAATGAATATATGAGGAAATCATGGCAGAACAAAGTTCCGGTAACCGCACTGTAAGCCCCAATGAAGCCAAACGTGCTATTCGCAAATGCATTAAGATCCAGCGTCCAGTGTTTATGTGGGGGCCACCTGGTATTGGAAAGTCAGATATTGTCAAGCAAATTGGTGCTGAACAAGATCGTGAAGTAATTGATGTTCGTCTAAGCCTATGGGAGCCAACTGATATCAAAGGCATTCCTTATTATAACTCAAAACAGAATACCATGGAATGGGCTCCTCCTGCAGAATTGCCTTCCGATAAAAAATCCACCGCTATTCTATTTTTGGATGAGTTGAATAGTGCCGCACCGGCCACACAAGCTGCCGCATACCAATTGATTCTTAATCGTCGTGTGGGAACATATATCTTGCCAGATGGTGTTAGTATTGTTGCTGCTGGAAATCGTGACTCTGACAAGGGTGTTACATTCCGCATGCCAGCACCATTGGCCAATCGTTTCCTACATCTGGAATTGCGTACCGATTTTGAAGATTGGAATGAGTGGGCTACACGGAATCGTCAACATCC